ACACGGAGGACCATAAGCAATGTGGATAAGAACGGAAAACGGGGAGGCGGCGAAGCCTCTCGAAAAAGAACTCGGGAACGGATATGTGATCGTCCGGAAAGGGTTTGAGTACATCGAAGAGACGGAAGACAAGCCTGCACACTGGGAATACGACGAATGGCAGATGACACTGGAGCAGTACGAGGTGTATAAGACATTCGACGAACAGGTCCGCGAGCAGGCCGATGCACTGATCGAGATTGCAGACATACTGGCGGAGGTACTTGACTAATGGCAAAAGTCTACTATAGAAAAATTAAAGCAGGAGAGCTGACTATCGAGGATGTGCCAATGAGGTGGAGAGCACAGGTGCAGGCTCTCCTTGACGCAGATGAGTGACGAGCAAATCGCTTTAATGACTGCATCAGAAATCGCAGAACTCATAAAGCGACTGATTGACGAGCTGATATTAAGACTCATGCAAATGAGTTAAAGCAAACTTTAAATGCGCATTGATGCACATCAATACACACTGACAGTCATTGAAACCGAAAGGTTTGGAAGTTTCGGACACTCTCATTTGAGTGCCGTTACTGATTTTTAGTCACATAGCAACTATTAACCAGAGGGCCTTCGGGTCCTCTTTTCATTTGAGGGCAGAACATTGGACACAGCTATAATCTGCGGACTTATCAGTGCCGCATCAGCGATTATCGTCTCAGTAATCACGGCAGTATATAACAACAAACTGATCATTTATCGACTGGAGCAGCTCGAAAAGAAAATGGACGGAGATTCAGAACTGACAAAGAGAGTGATTGTCCTTGAGGCAAAAGTCGAGGCACTCGAGAATGACGGAAAGTGAGGGAATCATGTTTAAGATGAGCAATGAAGTTTATGACGTTCTGAAAGAAATCGCACTTACGATCCTGCCAGCGCTGGCTGTCCTTTATGCCACTCTCGGCAAGATTTGGGGCTTCCCGTATGTTGGTGAAGTTCCCGCCACCATCATGGCTATCGACACGTTTCTCGGTGTGTGCCTGCACATTTCCACATCGGAATACAACAAGGGCGGTGATAATCAGTGAGTAAGATTACCATCTGGATTCCGTCCATGCCTCAAAAGTCCTACGCCTACAGACGAGGGGATTGTCAGGTCATCCACGATGACAACAAGAACTGCATCATTATTGACGGTGGAGAGGACTTCCTCTGTGATCAGGCGATAGCATACTGCAAGGCACACGGCATCAGCCACATTACATATATTCTGAGTCACTGGCACTACGACCACGACAGGGGCATGAAACTCCTTTTGGAGTCTTCCCTCATCGTGGACAAGATTTATTGTCCTCCGCCCGCTGACTTGACCAAACTCCGCGACAGTGATGCAAGGGATGATTATTCCCGCGCTAGTCAGCGGATTGCGCAAGCCACCAACATGCACAAGTCCATCACCTACCCGCCCGCCGACAAGGTGACGCGGATTAAAGTAGGCACGATTGTGTGCGATATTTGGAGGCGGTCCGTAAGGCCTTCCGAAAATGTGGACTATCAGGTCAACAACACCAGTTTGGTGTGCTACTTCCCCGACCTCTACTACATGACCAGTGGCGACACGATCAATGCGGTCAATTCGTACCTTGCGAATAAATACGGCACAATCAAAGTGTTCAAGGTTCCTCATCATGGAAATGCTTGCACGACAGAGGCAACGAATCGCCTTGCTGATTTAGGAGCGGAGTTGTGTTGGTACAATCATGCTGAGGCTTTCGGCACTTCCATCGGCGGTGATGAGTTTAGCCATTGGGGCGCACTCTACTGCAAAAACAAGGGCTTTATCTGCCTGCGTCCATTCCACGAAATCACGATGATAGCTGCTAACAAGACTCTGACTGTCGCCCAGAATGGCTCTAAGTGGACGTTTGAGGTGCCCTATACGGGAGTAGTTCCGGAAGGATGGGTGCATAATGCTAAGGGCTATTGGTATCAGTTCGCGGATGGTTCGTGGGCCGTAGGTTGGAAGAAAATCGAGGGCAAGTGGTACTATTTCGATGCTGATGGCTATCGTGTGCACGGTTGGGCGAAAGTAAACGGATACTGGTACTGGCTCGACCCGACAGATGGCGTTATGCTGACAGGCTGGCTCGACTACAAGGGCAAGAGGTGCTATTTGGATGCATCGGGCAAGGCGCTCTGCAACTGCACGAAGACCATTGACGGCAAGACGTACAGATTCGACTCTGAGTGCTATGCCACTGAGACGGACGGCACGGAGCAGATTCCCAGTGCTCCAGTGATTCATCAAAACCCGAACTTTAAAGGGTACAACGTCAGCAAACGGTCCGACCCGATCATGTATATTGTCATCCACTACACGGGGGCAGAGGGCACGGCAAAGAACAATATCGACTACTTCAATGGCGGTAACAGGTCGGCTTCGGCTGACTTTTTTATTGGCCAGAACGGCGAGATATGGCAGTACAACCCCGACCTCAAGCGCTACTATTCATGGCACTGCGGAGGCGGTCGGCAGTCGAGCAAGGGCGGGACGTTCTACGGCAGATGCAAGAACGCCAACTCCATCGGCATTGAGCTCTGCACGCATAAACAGGGTGATGAGTGGGTTTTCTACGATGCCACGATCGAGGCGGCACGGATCCTCGTTAAGTACCTGATGGAAGAGTACGGCGTGAAGCAGGCCAACGTCATTCGGCATTACGATGTGAACGGCAAGAACTGTCCGGCCGTGTATGGCTATGCGGGTGACAACGCTCCCAAGTGGGACAAGTTCAAAGCGAGCCTTTCCGAATCTACCACATATGACGATAAGCCGCAGATGTACCGTGTGCGGAAGTCATGGGCGGAGGCCGACACGCAAAAGGGTGCGTTTTCGGTCCTTGAAAATGCAAAGGCGTGCGCTCAGAATTGGAGTGGATACCACGTCTTTGATAAAGACGGCAATATGATACAGTGAGAAGAACGTTTCCTGCTAGCATACGTTTTTCACATAATCGAGGGGGCTTCGGCTCCCTCTTTTTTTATTGGATTGGAATGATATTCGGCACGATTCCGCTATACGTACGTATACACGCCGACCTTGTGCGGGTTCGACCCCCGCTGCCGGCAGTAAATACCCCGTAGAACGCTGTATTTGGCGTTTTGCGGGGCTTTTTTATTTGGAATGAGGAAACTATTGGAACGGATTTTGGAACGCGGAAACGGCGTATATGTCGGTCGGTGTGACCTTATCTTTTCGTCAATCATTCCCTTACCCTCCTGTTCGATTTGAGTATATCACAAAACTTTAATTTAGTTGTACTTTCCTCTTGACAGCCAAATAAAACTTGACTACAATAGGCAATAGTTACTGATGAAATTTCACAAGAGAGGAGGTACAAAATGCCGAAGATTCCAGTAAAAGCGGCGCGTGTTGCCGCAAAACTGACACAGGAAGAAATGGCGAAAAAGCTAGATATTACGCCTTCTTGGTACAACATTATCGAGAACGACCCTAGCCAGATGAAGATGTATATTTACTACGCAATTCTGTATATTACAGGCTTCTCTGCCGATGATGTTTATTCACCTGAAGAGTTAAAGAAAACTTGACGGAGGTTAAAGATGATCAAGGTTATTGATGACTGGTATATCACAGTCGAATCCAGTCCCATCAACTACACTGTCAGGCGTGGAGAGGGAAAAAGAGACAAAAAAGGGAAATGGCTCGACAGAGCAAGAGGCTATTTCGGAAGCCTGCGGAAAGCGGTCAACTCCATCCGTGAGCAAATTATCGCAGAGGGGTTTGAAAATGGCGAGAGAACGCTAGAGCAAGCATTGAGCGACATCTCTGAGGCTGATGAACGCTTTGAAAAAATCATCAGCAATATCAAGGCATGAACCCCTGCACCGACTGCCTATACTATCCAATCTGCATGGAGCGCAGAGGCCGATGCACACAATTCAAGACACTTGAAATGATACGGAGAGAAATCAATGCACTCAATGAAAATCAAAAGACCATTGCCACCCGCTCCGAAGATAACCACAAAAACTGTGAGGAATGACCATCTGGTCGGCTATGGAGTCTATACCTACGAGTCGCCGGTACCGCAAACGGTGATGGACCTGCGGATACCGCCAACACGTAGCGATTCCAAGCAGGCGGAAGCAGAGCGGGAAGCAAAAATCATTTTGGATTTGGCACGTGAAGGCAAGACGGC